ATCCTAATTCTTCTACTACTAAACTATATGGTATAATAGCAGCTCCACATCTATTAGATATACTAAAAGAAACTAACCGCTACTCCATTTGTCAAAGTAGTATATCCGTTAAAAGGTTCTATTATTGTGGTATTTGTACCTGCAACATCTTTCTCGTATATTATTGTTCCATTAATGCTCATTATTAAATCAGTTCCATTATCTAAATATACACAACAATAATATTCTAATTTAGATAGGTTAATAGAAACTGCATTACGAGTTCCAGTTAATGTTCGTGGTGGTATTGTAAATAAGTTTGAATTATTTATATCATATAAGCCTAATCTAAGGTCCATATTATTACCATCAAGGAATTTATCAAATAACATTGTTATTTTAAAGGTCCTTGAATCTCCTGTATTATCCGCTGCAAAATAGTTATTTGGTAATATATTTGTACCTTTATAATTATATCCAATTCCTATAATTTCTTCAAAAACTTCATAATTATTATCTACCTGTACATCAGAAAAAGGCATTTGAAAATTGAACAATGTTTTGCTTGTCCAACCATTAGTTAGATTATCTTTTTTATTTGGTGTGGATGTCCACGCTGAACTTGGTCCTGCCATAATCTATATTTTAATAAGGTCTTGTTAATAATCTTGACGTTACGGAACAATATACATTATCCGTGCTTAATGATGTAATCTGTAATGCAGCATTTGAACCACCACCATCAACTATGTCAAATACATAATCAGATGTAACTCCAATACTTGACGTAGTATCTTCTGTCATTTTTATAACAGATAAATCATTATTCCAAATACCTTTTATATATCCTCCCCTAATATTTCCGCTTTCGTCTTCTATTACATATTCTACAAACATTGCTCTATATGAACCTGCTGCTGCTGATATAATTGTTGCGGTAGAACTCGTAGATATAACTGCAGGAGCCCATATATGTGGTAAAAACGTTCCATAATTTGATGCTCCTTTACTTATACTTAATGTATCTGAAAAATCAGCAGGAGCTCCTGTTGGCGGAAACGAATTAAGTGTTCCTATTATTGTATTACCGCTTCCACTATTTATATTAATTCCTGCACTTTGGCCTACAAATACATTACTATCTCCTGATGTTAAATTACCCCCTGCACTGTACCCTACTACTGTATTTTGCTGACCTGATAAATTATTGAAAAACGCATCTTTACCTATAACTGTATTAGAAGCATCATTACCTGCTCCCCTACCCACTGTAATCCCGTTTATTAAAGCGTCCCCATTTACATCAAGTAATGCAGAAGGAATTACTGTTCCTATTCCCACATTACTTCCGTTTGGTTGTAATATTAATGGAAAAAATTCTACGTCATTTGATTCTCTTTTTACTTGAATAGAGTGTGCTCCTGAACTATAACCTCTAAAAACAAGCCCATAAGGAGATGGGGAATAAGATAATAATTTTGCTGTAATACCGCCCACTCCTGAAGGGTCAGGTAATACTCCTCTAATTACTCCACTAACATCTAATTTAGCAGATGGTGATGTTGTTCCAATACCTACATTACCCGCAGTAGGTCCAAATAAACTTGAATGAACAAGGCCCGACTTAAAATATCCTCCGGGACCATTTGCCTCGATTTGCGGTCCATTTGGAAAAGTTATAGTACTTACACCTGTGGCACTATCTAATAAAAACATACTTCCGTCTACGTGCAATTTTGCAGAAGGAGTTGTTGTTCCAAGACCTAATCTGCTATTGCTATCATCCCAAAAGAAATTAGCATTATTTTCAGCAAGAGTTGTCCCATTTGAAAATATTACAGAACCATTTGTTAATGACGGCAATGTAAATTTACTATTAAAAGTAGTCCAATCTGCAGAACTTAAGGCTCCTCTATTTGTTGCGGAAGCTGTAGGTACATTTAAAGTTATTACAGGTGTTGTTGTGGAATAGTTGGAAAAGTAGCTAATGAGCCATCTCCCCTAACATATTCTGCTGTTGTTCCATTTATATATGATATAGTTCCGGCAGTAGATTTAACGATACCTGTGCCACTTAAAGTAGCTTGAATACCTGCTGCACTTAAATTCCTATTTACCCAAAGAGATGTTGATGAATTATATTGTATTAAATCATTATTTGCAAGTGTTGCAGGATTTATATAAACATTATGTAATTCTTGTAATTCATATCCATTCTGTACTTTAACATACATTCTCCCTGCATTACCATTGCTCGCGGTAGTTACATATCCAAGATATACTAAATGATTTGGAGCTACGGGCTTAACATTTGTTATACTTCCCGGAGTTGCTCCTAAATATATATAATCTCCATCAGCCCAAGTTGATGTTGGAAATAAATTAAGATTATCTAATTGTCCTTGAACAATTATAATACCTTTTTGATTTGCAGCAATAGATGCAGTTGAAACTACCCCTATTGTTTGTGCTGAAGTTGAATCAGTAGTATTATATGCAAGTTTTACCTTTATTCTATCGCCAACACCTCCTGAAACATATACAGGTTGACCTCTTGTAATAGTTACAGCTTCATCATTTGTTACATACGCTAATAGAGTATTTGGAGCAACACCAATACATTGAAATATATTTGATGTTGAATTATAAATACAAAGCATTTCTCCATTGGCTAAAATATCTCCTCCAATTACAGGGCCATCGTTGTTTCTATATAATTGTACCGCTCCAAAACCGTTTATATTTAATGTAGCGCTTGTAGTATTTCCATTTGTAAATCTTATCAGATAAGCATCTCCATCTGAATAGGTAGTAGCTCCTGTAATTGTTACTGTATAGGTATCTGTACCACTCGCTGTTCCGTGTAAAATACTACCTGCTAAAGATGAAGCCGATAATGTTCCACCTGATAAAGAAAGTCCTGAACCAACCGTAATTTCTTCCATTACTCCCGTTCCCGCTGTACTTCTACCTATAAGCTTATTTGTAGCCATTGATGTAGAAATAGTAGGAGTAGCACCACCTGTTGAAGTTAATGGTCCTG